GGATAGATTTAAGGCCGCATTGTCAAAAATACCCTCATAGGCAAGCCAATATTCGCCGGGGAATAGCGAGGCTAATCCATAAATTCTAACCTCTAAAAAACCCTCGTAAGGGGGGTAATCCATGTTTACAGTAACCGTAGTGCCGCCTTTTGAAAGGTCTAATTCCGTACCTCTTTTAGCGGTTACAACTACAGTAGGTTCCGTTTTCCATGATTTACTGCTTTCATCCCAGTAGCGATCTGTTTCCCCCGGAGCGGAAAGTTTAATGCCAGTGTAAACCCGGTAAAACCCATCGACACTACTATTGTAGCTGACATTAATAGAAAATGAAGCTAATGTCGTGAGTGTGATAGGAACAGGGCTACTGTATATGTATTTATTGAGGTCTATTTCGCGCCAATTATCACTACCTGGCACTATCGTTTCTTTCCTGTTTTGATAAACCAGAGAATAATTACCAAAAAACGATGGGCCTGATGGAAGATTTATCATATTCTTCCTAAAGGTCATAGTCGACCAGGTACTAGCTCCTATTTGCGTCCACCCATTAAATATGTTCGTTGTTTCGTTATAGTCGTTAAAATCCCCGTTTACCAGCTTATTACTTAAAAACCCGTACTGATAATAACTAACAACAGATTTATAGGCTGGCTCCTTCTCGATATTATGATCGCGGTTTACAATTTGTTCCGGCTGTAACTCATTGTCGTTGGTTATCTGGAAACTATCAGTTAGAAAACCAGTAGATGTAAACTCCCGCACCCGAAGGGTGTTATATACATATTCCGATATGTCAATAAAATACCACTTACCATCAACCTGTTTAAGGTTAGCTGTGAACTGCCGGCAGATGGCTTCCAATATCTCATAACACGAAAAAGCCTTATTATTTGGGTCTATAAATCGGGTCGTATCAACTATGGTTTTTGATAACGGGTCTGCGCCGGATATGGCATGAGAAGAAAGAAAATAAGTGTTTACCCCTATAACGTAATGCAAGTCTAAGCCGGTGCGCTCCAGACATTCACCTAACAAATCCTTAAATGAAATCTCCTTTTTTATCAGAGCATTACCGTTCATGTAAGGAACGGTCTTTAAGGTTTCAAGGATGTCTGTAGCTTTTAAACTAAAGTCATACGGTAGAGATAAAAACGGCTCATTCGCGTTATCCGGGATAATATAACCGGTCCATATTACCCGCACCGGGTCGCCCATATCATATACCGTTACCTTCCATTCCCTCTCATCTTCTGTATAGAAAGTGTTTAGGTTTAGCGTTTCGGTAGCTCTTAAGGTAATAACAGCCCCAGAAGTGGTTATCGGGTTGAATTTATTATCGTCGTTGTTTTTGTAGTTAATTACGACAGGAGATCCGCCACCGGAAATACTAGAACGTGAGCCGGCATAATCTTTCCGGTATATACTTAGAGTTCTGGGATTGCCCAAAGCATCGCAAAAGTCTAAATAGTATATTTCTCCGTATGGCATTATTCAAATATAATACTTTGTAACTAATTTGTTACAATCCAAAATTTAGAATTGCCGTATTTTGAAGCATGAGAAAATATCTACTATTGTTAGTTGTTGCCGGACTGATGTCGTGTAAGAAAGATAAGCCAGAAGATTTAACTAAGTTCATTATCGCGGAGTGCGAAGATTGCCGGGTGTCTTACGCTGTAAACACGTCTATTGGTTCTCAGAATAAAGGCTTTTTTGACGTAGTGGGGAGAGAGAAAATACCCTATATACAGGAACGTGGTGAAATAAATGTATCGGCATTCACCAGAGTGAAAAACGGCAACTTAAAAATAACATACATGGGTAAGATAGTGTACGATGGACCTATGGGAGAATACCCAGATTGGACAAAAATCGAATACAAATACTAACCTCTACTCCGTTCAGCCCTATTAAATACCAGAACTAAATCCTGTCCTTTTATCACCACTTCAGGGATGATAGTTTGTGTGCCTGCCCCGGCAAATTGCCCTATCCTGTTGTTCGAGATAACGTCACTTCCTGTTGGCAACCGTACAAGTTCCGGCCCTTCTTCGCCTACTACAGCAAGACCGCCCCGGAAGTTGGTAACACCTTTGGCAAATCCTGGTATTCTTTGCCCGAATTGTGCAGGACCTTCTGGACGACTGGAGCCACCTCCATCAGTAATTTGGGAAGCATTCTTAATTAAAGCCCCGATAGCAATCAATGCCGCTCCTGCCGCGATGGCTGTTAACGGATTTTTAAAGGCTGCTTTAATGGATAACATACCAATACCAATACCGATAGCCGCCTTACCAAGTCTTGTGGCGATATCGCCAATGATACCAAGTAGAGTATTTCCTACATCCTGTAGGGTCAAAGAGCCGCTTGCAAGTCCGGCGATACCCTCGGATAAACCACTGGCAAAGTCGCTTAATCCTCCTTCCGCAATACTACTTGCCGCATCGTTGAACTTTTCTAAGCTTGCTTGCCAGTTGGTAATATCTACGTCCTGAATATCCCGATTTATCTGATTTAGGTTTTCAGATATCTTATCAGTTGATAGGGTAGTAACGGCTTCGGTTTGCTTGAAAACTTCTCCTATGCCTTTAAGCCGGTCGATTTCATCTATCCGGTCAATCTTAGTCTTAACTGGCTTTACTTTAACTTCACTCTGACTAAAATTTCCGATTATATCGGCGGCAGAGAAACCGCCTAGCGCGTTCTGAATAGATTGTCTCGCGTCTCGTATTTCCTTTTCAAGTCGAGTTTTATACTCTACAATCGTCTCAACATCTCCATTTTCATCTACATTGAAAGACCTGTTTTTAGCTAAGTAACCTTTGCCGCCTGTTTGCTCGTTGAACTTTCTTTGCTGCTCAGCAAATTCAATAGCTACCCGCGCAAGTTCTTTTGCCTTATCGGCAATTAAATCTTCACCACCTTTTGTGATGGCTTGATTAATCATTGATTGTGTAAGGGAATCATACGCCCGGCTAGCTTCCCCTGCCAGAATAGCTTCATCCTTTAGATTACCAAAATACGATGGATATTGCCTTTGCAACTCATCAACAATCTTTTTACGCTCCGCTAAAGGAATATTTAGGTTTTGTGTTGCATCATAAAGGATTGTTAACTGCGCGATTTCTTGCGCGGCAGAATTAGCAAGAGAATCCAAAGAATCTTGATACTGTTTATTGGCTTTAACGCTTTCTTCCGTTGCCCCCGATGCTGACCTTTGATATTTCTCATACATCAAAAGCCCTGTTGTAACCAATGACAAAGCAACACCAATACCTACAGGCCCGGTAAGTTGTCCGACTAATGCTTTTAATGCGTTTCCTGTGCTGCCTGTTTCTGCTTTTAACCTCTGAAACGATTCTAAGGCGGGGTTTAAGTTGTTAGCTATACCCATCAGCCCAAACGGTGCATCCTGAACGATTCGCCCGAAGTTCATCAAGGCTTGGGATGCTTGATCCGCACCTTGCTTCATTGAACCACCAAGAACAGCAGAAGTCTTAGCCGCTTCCTGCGCTAATTTCTGTGATGCTGTTTGGAAGTTGGCACCGAATGTAAACTTTGTATTGTTGAGGATAGTAAACGACTTCTGAACTCCGTCTGTCGCGTTGCTCATTTGCGAAGTGGACTGCGCGACTAATCCAGAAGCTTGTAACAAGCCTTTCTGTAATCCGTCTATTTTTGCGCCAATCTCTACGTTTAACTTTGCTGCCATTTTATGCTAATCCTCTAAATTGTTTATCCCATTGTATCAGTACTTCCTGCGGTATTGGTTCAAGTACCGGCTTGTCCTCGCCTATAGGCCAGAACGCTTCTACTGTTTTCGGTGAAGATTGGCCGTCTACCCTAGGAGCAATAAAGGCACTCCATGCTATAAAACGCGACACCCGTAAATCGCTCAAATCCTTATCCCTTTTCCCGGCACATAAAAGAACGTAATCGGATTCGGTCATCTTAGCGAACTGTAATGGGGTTAACCCCAAGCCACCGTAAGCATAGGCCATGACTTTATCCCAGTCGATTACTTCTTCTTTTTTTTTTCATCCTTTGGGCCTAGTAGTTCCATCTGCTTTTTCGTCGCTCGGCTACTGTTAAACGCCTCAAATATTTCATCTTGAAGGCTAGAATCATCCATTAGAATAGATTCTGCAAGCTCGTAGGCTTCTTGGAACGAAGGGTGCCTTTGTTCTTTGATATCCGCGCTATTGCACAAACCGGCATATACGAGATAGGCAAAGGATTTTACACCGTCTGCCTTTAAATCTTCCGGCTTAACATCGGGGTTTGCTTCCTGCAATCTAACCAACTCCTCCCCAGACTTGATACTAAATATCCGTACTGCTGTCATTCCGAAGTGAAGGGAGTATTTCACCCCCTCCAGTTCAAAATCAAAATGGCCGTTCGTCATGCTTAAGCTGTTGGCGCGTTATACACCTTGCCTCTACCTGTTAAAGTGATAGAAAAAGTGTATGCCGCGTTGTTGTTAAAGGTTTCAGAGAATGAACTGATAAACACCACACCTACGCGATAAGTGTTTTTAGCAACGTCAAAGATTGCCGCCCAGAATGAAGTCTTGTTTTGCGCTAAGGCAAACAGTTCTTCCGCGCTCTGTAAAGTTGCAAGGTCGTCAGTTTCAATTGCTACGGTCTGCCCCTCTGCTGTAATAGACCACGATCCATCGCCGGGTATTGAATCGGCCCAACCGTCTGTACATTTAGAAGTCGTGTCAATGCCGTTAACGGTCATGTTAAAAGCATTTGATGAAAGGCACATTAACATCTTCCATGTTACCGCGCCGGCCACCGGGGGAGTTTCTGCTGTGATAGCTGTTACGGGGTCGATATATACCAGATAATTCTTCCCGTTGTTTAGTTCTTGTAAAGCCATTGTATTTGATTTAATTGTTAATTATAATTCTGTACCTGATAAGTTGCCGGAACATGTTTTCTGTGTTTGTTTTGATATCTGCCGAAACAGAACTTTCCCACTCAATACTGAACAAGTCCGACAATGCAAAACCCTCCACCCGGTTAAATATCTCTTCCTCAATATCGTTCACTAAAAGCCTGCTTCCGGGGTTGCCCGTTCCTGTGAACCGGGTAATAACATCCAGTAGAATAGTGCAATCCCATTGATACCCGCACTTGCTTTCATTGGTCGGCTCTTTGGTTTGGCTGTGCATCAAAATGTAATGCATGGGATTTGCCGCCCCGGTTACTTCTGTATCATATACCCGGATAACATACCCGCCTACTTCCATCCCGTTAAGTAGGTCGTAAAAGGCTTTTCTTATATGTTTGTCAGGGTTTACCATTGTACTTTTCAGTTAACCGTTCCAATCCTTTTTCTAGTTTTTCTAAATACAGTTTGCGCCCTTTTGTGTATGCCGGGTATAGATACGGCGTAGCTCTCAACCGGCCTTTACCGTTAACATAGAACTCCCAAGCTATATCCTGCCATTCCGGATCTACTTCAACATGAATACCTGTGCCGAACTCGATATAAGCACCCATCGGCAACAGGTTCTGTGATATTTCAGTCGTAAGGTCGTTGTTCGTCATCTTGAAGCTGATTCCGTCAATCAAACTCCTGTCTACTTTAGATTTTGTTCTTTCATCTAATCGAGAACTATAAACCGCTCCTGCATTCTGTCTAGCCTCGCCCATTACAGCGGCACCAACAGCCTTGGTTTCATCCTTCACGAACTGTTCAGCCTCCTTTCCAAAGGCTAAAAGCTGATTAATGAGTTCTGTTGTCCCGGTTATCATGCGAATGTCAACGACTTGGTTACACCACCAATTCTTCTATACATCACATCACCTACAAACCACACATCACCATCTACAGGATTTGTAGGGGCTACCCCGTCAGGAATATTTACAGAAGCAACTCCTGTTGTTCCTCCCGGGAGAGATAACATTGAAGTAGTTTTAGCTTCTATTCCTATCCCGATTGTTCCTGCCTTGGTAGTTCCTGTTCCGGATACTCCCTGCCCGAATATTAAATTCCCTATTACTAGCTGATTGGACCCCGTAGCCACCGGGACATCGATGTCAACCCCTATAACTACATTGTTATTTCCGGTAGTGATATTATCAGCCGCCTTAAACCCTATTGCTATATTGTTACTTGCAGTCGTGGCTGCAAATCCAGCTTGATAACCTAATCCGGTGTTATTGTTTTTTACTCCTGATTGAAGGAAGCTTTGTTTGCCTATAACGGTGTTAAAACTACTGGCACCACTTGCAAGGGCCATCCCAGCCATACCTATTACCGTGTTGCTGTTTCCTCCTGCTATACTGGTCATGGCGTTAGAACCTAATGCAACATTGTCGGCACCGGTAACTGCCGATGCCGCCGATGTTCCCACAGCAGTATTATTGCTTACTGTAGTCTGCGCGCCAAGAGCCAATAATCCGATCGCCACGTTAGACCCGCCCGAAGTATTTTGGAATAAAGCACCATTCCCAAAGGCTACATTACTTGCACCTGTGGTGTTCGTGGTTAATGCCCCATTTCCTACTACTGCGTTACTGTGGCCGGTGGTTATATTGTAACCGGCGTTGGGTCCCACAACCACATTGCCTTGGCCTGTACTTCCTGTAGTTCGTGTCAGGAATCGCCCTCCGCTGCCGTAAAAAACAGAGCCTAAAAACTCATTCTGGTCTGGAAGGAATGCTACCTGACTGCCACCGATTCTATACTTTCCACCAATGGATAAATTAACTTCCCTCTTTCCGCTTTCAGATGCTTTGGATATGGTGTCAAGGGTAACCGTTTTGCCCTCAAAAGGACCTAACAGGATAGGCATTTTTTCGCTTACAGCAGCGGCTACATGCCCATAAGCAGCAGTTGAAAAATGGTGAGCGTCCACCCTTAAGGAAGCAGGGATAAGCCCGTTAGCTACATCCGTAGCATCCTGACCTGTTCCAGTTCCCTTAGTCTTTAATAGGACAGCAACGTCAATAAATCTTTCCCCGTATATCGTCGCCAGTTCAGAATTTAAAGTGTTTATAGTTGTTGCTGCGGCAGTTCCTGTAGTATCTGTTGCGGAAGGAGTAACCCCCAATACTAAATACCTGTCATGGCCTAATGCTGATACCATTGCAGCTATATTAGCCTTTAAGGTGGTCATGCTTAATCCCTGCAGCACATCATTTTTACCCACCCAAATAACACTTCCGTAGCTGTGTCTGCCCGGAGCCGCATCAAACCTCGCTTTAACCTGAGTGGACGTTTGAGCTTCTATACCATCATTCCAAATATTTGCATTCGTAAGAGTAGCTAATTGTCCGGGATAAGATGCGCCGAGTGTCCCCTCTCCTTGGGTTAGGCTATCTCCCCAGCAATCGATATTCGTTGCATTAGCAACTTCTATTGCAGTAGCGGCAACTAAAGGGGCAGGCAATTCCTCCAAGACCTGAGAAAGACCTTCGATGTCCTCAATTTGGTGTGTGTGTTCAGTCGGCGTTCTAGGGTCTGAAAGTCTTGGATCGTTATCATCTACTTTACTACTCCAGGTAGCCTTTTCTTCCTCTGTTACGGGGGTAGAAGATGAAATAAAGTTATATAACTCTGTAAACATGGAATTTAATTTTCCATATATACTGGCCCATGTTCCGCTTCCTATTGTTTCTTTTGCCATTATGCTAATACTGTTTCGTCAGACAGGTAAATGGTGTCTGTGAGTTGAGTTATTACCGATTCTCCAATTACCCCAATCAATGGAATATCTACAGGGGCCTCCCGTTGGCACAATATCTCTACTTCCTGCTCCTGTTCCTTTATGCCTTGAATCACGTATTTAAAGCCGTTGTGCGCCACGTAAAGATTGCGACCGTTGTATGGCAAGTCATTTCTTTTGCGTAGCTTAAAAAGAACCGGGTCCGTTATATTGGTGAGGCCGTAATCTGTTACCCGGTTTCCAGCTGCATCTTCTTTTTTTGCCCAGCTACTTGATATAAGCTGACTGCTCACGATATTACCTCCGTACCCATCGGCTGTGGGTGCAAGGTTCTCGTAAATGTCAATTCTTATATTGTAGCTTCGGGCTTTCATACAAACGTCCTGTAAGTGTCTAATACTTGCCTAACTGATACCGGGATAAGCGTGTCGTTTACTTGCTTCTCGCTCTCGTAGTACCAAACCTTGATTATCTGCAAGGCCGCCTGAATTAAATCCTGCGGAATGTCATCTACAGTAGTATACCCGGCGTTAAACGTTACCGAAGTCGGAGCGGTAACCGTGTCGCATTGGTCGTGGTTTCTCTGATAGTAATGGGTGTAATATTCATCCAAAGTATCAGAACCAACTACAGAGTTAACCGGGAACTTGTAAATTTTGGTACTACCATGCTGCGTAAAGTCTTTGGCAAACATGATATGATTGGTGTACCGTTCGATAAACTGAAAGGCACCCGCTATCATGCTTGCTATTTCGGTATCATCAGCAGTCAGGGTATCGTCTATCCTTAGATAGTTCTTTGCCCGCGCAACAGATATGATGTCCGTGTAGGCCATTATTTATTCTCTAAATCGACCTTTAAAGACTTGTCCTCAACTGGAACCTTTTCAGCTTTCTTTTTTGCCGGGGCTTTCTTTTCTTCTTTATGCTCTTTCGCTACGCCAACATTAATGAAATAACGCGCCCTTTGCGTTTCAACTTCCGCGATATCACCCTTCTTATTATCCAGATGATTCTTTAAGAATTTTACTTTCATAGCAAAATATTTTTAGTTAATCAAATGTAACTGAAATGTTACAAAGAAACAATAGACTATAAAAAAACCCTGCCATTTCTGAACAGGGTTTTTATCTAACTAACCTCTACGAAGGATTAAGGAGTTTCAGGCTCTACCAGGGTACCTTTAACTAATGCTGAGTTGTTGAAGATGGCAAGTGTTGCCCTTTCCTCAATACGGAACATTACACGGTTTTTCTTCGCCAAAGTAGCATCCTCGAACATTCTCAATTCAGGCTGCATACGCTTAACAAACATTGTGGCGTTTCTGTCGAACGTCAAGAAGTTGCCTGTACCGATTTGAGTTGTTTTTGCTACAGTCAGGCCACCTACCTGTAATTGTCCGTTTACGAACGCCACCGAACCGGCCGGCAAATCGTATTCACCTGAACCAGCAGCCTTATTCAAGCCGATAGCTACGGAATCACGAGGGGTTAAGATTGTGTGAGTTGGGTTATAAAAGTCGAAAGTATCTTCAACGATTTGGCCCCAGCCTGCATCAATAATTCTGTCTACTGCTGTAGTAAACGTACCATCGTAAGCGGTTGCTACGTCAAGCAATCCCTGAACAGGATTGGTGTCGGATGAACCGTTAAGGATGAAATCATTCTCAGCAGTTTTCAAGCTGATAAGCATCTTATTTCTAAGATAGCTGCTTAAGAAAGAAATATCGTCCAACATTTCACGATCAACAATCACGAACCCAGCAATCCATTTGAAGAATGCAGATTGTGACGTTAAATCGAAATCCATCTGCGCTTTGTCGGCTGTTCTGTCGGTCCAAAGAGCCGCGCCACCTTCACCACCGTTTTCTTTAGGGTAGATGATTGAATTACCCTGAGAAGTTCCCTGTGGTAACAAATCACCAAGCCATACACGGTTGTACGGGTTTTCGATTAAGGTATTGCGGACATCCTGAGTGAATGTTCCAGCTGATGGGAAGTTTGCAGCGATGTTCATATCGCCAACAGCTTTCATTTCCATCTTCAGTTCCGGCGAACCTTTCTTGAAGTTCTTTATTTGGTCTGCGTGGGCCTCTAAGGTCTCAGTTAGGTACTCGTTGAAAGACTTGCTTTCTTCGATTTGTGCAGACTTCTTTTGCAGCTTCACATCAAGCTTATCAAGGTGGTCTTGCATTTCAGCAGACTTCGCCTCGAACTCTTCGCGAATCTTTTTTACTTCGTCCTCGAACTTTCCGTTCGCTTTGCTTTCAAACTCGCTGATTGCGTTTTGAATATCTACTTTGCTTTTCGATTCAAAGTTTTTCTCTAAGTCGGTTTTGAGAGCCGATAACTCTTGTTTTAAATCTTCCATTTTAATTGGATAATGAGGTTCTAAATGATTTGATTATCTCTATGGTCTGCGGCTCTGCTTTGGTTTGAGTGGACTTATCCGGCTCGCCCTCTTGCTCGAGTGCTTTTTTCCCTAGCTCGTAAGAATATGCTTGAAGTTGCTTAAGCCCTAACTCAAGCTGAATAAATGTTTCATCTGTAACATTACCATTCCGAATGAAATTGATAATATTTTTCGCGTGGTCGTTACATTGTTCAAGAGTGAGCGACTTAAACCCGCCAAACTTAGCGTTAGGGTTCATTGCTATAGTCACGTTCGACCCTTCTCCTAGCATTATCTCTTGAAGATGACGGACACCGCCTTTGTTGAATTTCTTTATAGCATTGAACCCGATAGACTGTTCCGTTAATACCCCTGCATCATATAGCCTTAATGTGTCCATTGAGTAAGACACGTCTTTAACCATTTTTACTTCGAAGTATAACCCAATACTATCTTCTTTTAAGACTGAAAACTTGTTGTGAGGTTGTTGGAAGTTATGATAGTTTAAAAATCGAAGTTTATCGAACCTGGTTTGGATTGTTTTAGTGAACGCTCCCGGCTCAATAACATCATTTCCGTAATCAACAGAGCCAAAGTGCGCTAAATAGCCAGTAATAGTCCTATCTGCAAGTGATACATCCTTGGTGCTGCCGATATAGTCCTTTTCTTCAAATATGTCTATCATGCCAATTGTAACAAGTAATGTAACTTTTTTGTTACTTAAGACAAATATAAAATATATTTCTTATATGCAAGTGATTTTACACGTAAATTAAATTACGTTTCTTTTTTCTAGTTCTAAGTAGATATGAAGTTATGGTCACTCTATTTATATTAAATGCATCAGCAGCCTCTTGTGCGCCGTAGTAAAATATCCCAGTTTCTGTATCTAGAATAATCTTAACTATATTATGTCGGTTGATGGCTTTCGACTGCCTTCGCTTTTCAATGGATTCTTGCGCGGTTATTTTCCCTTTAAAGCCAGACTGTTTCCCTTTCTTAGCTTCGCTTATTTTAAGTCGAACGTCTGGCGGCATAACACCGGACTTGTCATTACAACTGACTAGTGCCCCATTTAACCCCATCTCTCCGGTACAGTTATAAAGCTCTTGATAATATCGTTCTCTACTGTTTAAATCAGACTGGTTGCATTCTTCCAATACTTCAAATACATGGGACAAAGCACCGTATTTCTTTAGTGACCTGATTAGTTTGGGCTGCTTGTGACACCTCTCTGGTATGTAATAGTGATTCCATCTATGCTCTATGTCAATGCTTTGCCCTATATACACTCGGCTAGAAGGTGATGTAATCTTATAAATTCCGATCATCCTCACCTCCGAATAACAAACCCGTCCGAATCCCTTTTCGGCCTCAACGCTACAGCACACCTACAGTTGATGACGTTTCCCGCGCTGCCCTTTACATCACAAGGTGAATCTAAGTACTCAACCTGACCGCTACGTGACCGCAAAACAAACGGCTCGTTCTGTTCAACACTCACCCCATCCATTGACCTGTGATCCCATTCCTCCGGCTTACCGTCACGGGTTCGATTGTCGTGCATCGCTATCCAGACCTTTTCCAGAACAATGCCTGAACTTTCCCCAGCCTTTAACGCTGCGAAGTTAGCCGCCGCCCCCACTTCCGTTCGTGCAATCCTTAAAGCCTGGTATCTTGTGAAACTCGGGCTGTCAATGGTTTTCTGCAAAAACTCCCTCATTTCATCTACTGAATAGTTCTTGCGCTGGGCAACTTCAACGGCTAATTGTATTCTTCGGATAGTGGTTTCGTTAACTGAGGTTATCCGTTCGCCTACGTTCTCGACAAGCCATTGCAGTAAGTCCTTATAAAATTCCTCATTGAAGAAAGGCAGATTGAAGTCTTTTATATCCCGGTTTATGCCCCGGCCTACTCTGGCACCATGCAGGAAGCCTACCCTCTGATATACGGCGTAATAAGCCTGTCTAATGGGTTCGCTGTTGATGTTTAAGCCTACTGTAAGTTTATAGTTATCGTAATCTAAGGAACGCACTGGCAGGGAGGCAAAGGATAGCTTTAACGCTTTGCGGAATACCTTAAAGGCGTAGTTCTCATAGCCTTTGTGGTATTTAAGGTATTGTTCACCGTATTCCCTTAGATTCATTCTTTAACCGTTCTATGTATAGCTTTCTTTGGTGTTCGATGCGCGCCCTTTGCAGCCAGCAGGCGTTAGGCTTGATAGGGTATTTGATGGCGGCTTGTTGTTCGAAAGTCAGGCTGCACTCACTTATCATCCCTAGTCTTAGCTAAAAACGAACAAGTAACACGGGCTACCCCATTACGAGCTTCATCAAATGATTGTGTAACAGATATATTATCTATCAATTCAAGCTCTTTCCCATCAACAAGAACATTTATAACCCCTTTTTCATTAATTACTAAGCTCGCAGCTACCTCGTGAATTGTCTTTATCATACTTTATCAATATTAAAAGCCCTCGCCACCGCTTCATCACTTGCCGCCACATCCTCAATATTCACTACCCCCGTTTTCATGTAATGCTGTTTCATTTCAGCCATGCCCGTTTCCGGGTACCTTAATGCGATCCTGAACTCTTCCGGCGTAATAGCCCCGTTATCGAGGGCAACAGCAAGCCAGTCGGCCATCGCCTTCATGTCTTCCTGCATTTCTGGAAGTTCCGAAACGTCGAACACTATTTGCGCGTCCTTAAGCTCTTTGAACCGCGGATAATACTTTTCATTTAGCCCCTGTTCGTAAATTTTTAGGTCAGGGATGATACGGTTTGATATTGACTGCTTCCAAGCATACCCCATGTTATCATACTTCGCCCCTTCGTCATTATTTAACAGCTTATCGCTCCACCCTAGCGCGTTACATAGTGCTTTCTGGTCGTAGGATAGGAATTTAAATGGTTGTAGCTTATCGGTATCAAGACTTATTTGCGTGAATGCTAATGGAGCGGAAGCTCCCCTGATACGTCCGTTCTCGTCTGTGCTCATTCTCATTTGAAGCAATCTTTCCTGTAACTCTAGCCCTTGGTCGTGTGTTAGCGGTGTTTGCCCGTCCTTTGCATGAATAAACCCAAATACACCCCCGTTCTTCATGGTCTTGGCGTTCTGGTCTATGGTTACGTTGGATGACTGTATATTCCTTAAAACCGACCTCATTGGAGATTGCCCGTAAAGGTGCGAGCCGTTTAAATCGTAGTTAGGGTTAGGGAACTTGGAATGAATAATATCTTCGGCCTCAAAACGGATAAAAGCGTTTCCTATTCTTAGAATATAGTGGCTGATGGGGTCTTCTAAGGTTAATTTATCTGCATCCTTTTTGAGTACTATTTCTACATACTGCGAGGGCAACAGGAACCGAGCTAACGGCCTGCCTGCGTTCGGACCTTCTTTTGGTGACAATATCCATTGATAAGCATTCCCGGTTAACAGCATGAATGTTTCCCAAAGTTCCCGGTATTCGGATTCGCTCTGGTAGTAGTTGGGTTTGGATAACGGGTCTTCCAGTTCGTCGCTTTCAAACGCCTTGGTTTCCAGGATTCGCTTGGTAACTAGGTTGTGAGCCTTGTATAAGTTTTTAAGCTGTTTTTTATCCTGAACCTTTTTGAGCACCCCCGGAACGCTGGCAAACTTCCTTGATATCTGGCTGACGATGGCGAACACATCCGGGTTTGTGTTATACCCTTTGTCGATGTAGGTTTCTGCCTTTAGGTCATAGCTGGTAATACCTCCACCGACATAGGCAAAGAACGCTTCATTGAATGAGTTCGTCAGGCTTCGCTGGAGGCCGACCGGGTTAAGAAGAGCATCCCACGCCAGTTTTAATCTATTTGCCATAATGAAAATTATTCATATATCCCAAATGTAACTCTTTTGTTACATAAATTAAAATGTGAAGAAATCGTTCCCATTGAAATGACGCTGGATAGCTTGCGCTAATACATCTGCCAAATCCTGCTTTTGCCCATTAGGGAACTTTAATATACCTTGCTCTGAGTCATTATATAATTTCTCCAACAATGAAGCCCTGCAATAAACCATTCCAGACTCTGCTTTAGGTGTTGCGTCCCTGGCTCGAGCAACCTTATCGCTATTTACCTGAACCTCCATCGCTGGAATGCCTGCTTTTACTAAAGTTTGCTTTGCGGATTTGCCCGATGCTTTGGCTTCTATATAATGAGGATCCGGAAGAAGCTTCATTTCATGTATTAATTCTGGAAACTCTTTGTTGAACCACCCGATATTATCAATAAACATCTTACTATCTTTCTTTCCAGACACAACATAGGCCGATGATGCGTTTCCTGCTTTCTCTGTATAGGCTGTGTCCCAATCCGTGCCATATCCTGTCATCTCTTGGATAGTGGGCATCAGGTGATCTGGAACTGGTATTATCCATCTTTTCCAAATTCCCCCATCTTCAGGGGATGGTTCTTGCTGGACCTGTCCTGCAAACCCATAAGAACCCAAATCCTCCTCCATTTTTGCAAGTGCTGATTCGTCAAGACGGAGGGGATCCATAAGTCCGTCCTTATATTTTTCCTTTAAATGTTCGGGTTTTACATTTTTGGATAGCCGTCCCGGTAAACAGATATGGTTGAGTAGTTTCTTTTTTCGAATCCAATCCCCGGCAGGGTCATTCTCGTGAAGCCTCTGCATTACCATAATGGTAACAGACCTCTTTTTATTCGTTTTACGAGTCGATAATGTACGTCCGCTAAAACGGGTTGCTTTTACAAGTTCTGATTCTCCTGCGGCTTGCTCAGGGTTTATAGGGTCATCATTTAAGATGAAATCCCCATGCATTCCTGTAACCCTACCACCTGTAGAAGTTACAAATCGTTCTCCTTTTTTGGTGTTTTTATAATTGGTTTTACCGTCGCTATCGTGCTTAAATACGATTCGATTAGGAAAGTATAATTGAAACTTATCTGATTTTAAGCAGTCCCTTGTCTTTACAGCGTGTGAGGTTGCAAGGTCGTTGGCGTAGGAGCTTGATATAACCCTAATGGATGCGTTCTTAACCCAAAGCCAAGCCGGGAACAGCTGCGTTACTATTGTAGATTTCGAAGAACCAGGGGGAACATTTAGAAGTATATCAGGCTGGGATTCTCCCGTTGCCCATATTTCGTAAGCTCTTTGGAGCGTGTCGCATATTTCTTCAATATGCCAGTTTAATTGAAGCTCTGTCGCCTCTATCGTTTCCCAGAACTCACAAAAGAATCTAAAGAACCTACGTTCACATAACTCAGCTTTCGCTCTTATTGGATCCAGCGTTGGCAATTTCTTCAAGTGCTGCATCTGATAGTTTTGAATAGTCAATTTGTGCAACCGTGGCTTCGACCTTAGTTTCGGTTTTATCTGACAAGCCTAAATCCCTTGCGATTATGTTTGGGTTTAACAGGTCTGCGGCGGCTCCTGTAAACTTCTGATTATATATTGTTTTCTCGATTCTTTCTATGACTGTCACAAAATCATGTTTATCTTCCCTCTCAGCAGACTTGAATTGCCTAAAGTAATTCTCGCTACAGTCAAGAAACAAGCAGAGTCCACCTAAAGTATAGGCCCTCATTTTTGGCATATCTTCGGTCGTTATCATCCCCTGAAAGGCAAATGCTTTTCTTTCATATAAGGGATTATCATCACACCATTGGAAATATTCACAAGCCGCTTCCCATAACAGCTCGGGGGTCTCAAATAGTTTATCCCTTCCGTGCTTGGCCCTTGCTTTCCAAAATTGATTTCCCGGGGTAGCTGCCATTTTACGCTGCCTCCCACTCTACGCCTTTAATCAAACTCACTGGTATTTCGTTGCCGTCGAACGCAAGGGTATCGCCCTTGTCCTCTATTGCTTCCACAACGGTAAACACAGCTTCGGCTGGTAATTCGTCCTGAATGATTGCAACCGGTCTTTTGAAGGTTATCTTAAACATGTTTACCCTACTATAATATCCATATATCGGTTAATTAAACGATTTATTCATTTATCGGTCATTTAACCGATATTAGTTCAAACTTGACATACTCGCTTCCTTTAGATACTTTGACCTTTTTAACATGAGCTTCTATTATATCCCGGTCATCAAATCCGTACTTCTTTTGCAGAATATCCTGAAAAGGCTTTACAGGGTTATCCCAGTCGCTTAACACGTTACTCATCCCAAACTCCAGGCATATTTTTAACGGTGAAGTGGGAATGGTTATCTTTGGAAGCATGAGTAAAACAGCCGTTTCATAACGTCCGTATTCAGGTGTTTTAAACCTTTTGCCCTGCCAGCAATTGTTTACACTTAGAGGCTTAATCGGGATGAATACTGACACTATATTGAAACCGTTTTATACCCAAATATAACAAATGTTTTACCATTGTTTTACCTAATTTTTTTGAAAATGCTTTTAAATATGAACAAAGCCAGTTTTTAGCTATATGTTAGACACCTTGAGGTGGTGGCGCCTTAACGGGTGTGCTGGTTCGAATCCAGTCTCGGGCACAGGCAAATAAAGCCATATTACAATAAGAAAGGCCACTTTTTAACCGAAGTGGCTTTTTTCATTTTTACCACTTGTACATACTTTTATGCTCAAATTCCAATAATTGTTTTACCTTAGTTTTACCG